GATTTTGGTTTTGGCATCGTCAAACCCGTACCCCACAATGACCCGATGCCCGCAGCCCTGTAGGTATTGAATCCAATCCTTCTGTTCTGGTCTTAACACACCTCCTTTCTGACGTTTCATCTCAATCCACAAACCCCATGAGGGGACAAACAAATCAGGAACCCCGGCGCTAACGCCTTCGGCCTTCAACCTACTTGCCACGCTAATGCTGCGCTTCTCACCGTTAGGGATGGCAAAAATCCGCACATCTGGGTAAGTTTGCCGAAACCATCGGACCAGTTCGCGTTGCTCTTCATGCTCGCTCGGTACGTTCATTACCTTCCCTAATTGTAGTAATTTTGACCGAGTGATGGTTGGCTTCTAATGTCTGAATTCCGTTGAAGTTTTCCGCAAGATGATCAGCAATCAGTTCATGAAACCCATCCTGATACCAATGGTTGATATGCTTTAGCAACTCCTCAACAGAAATAATTTGCTTTGTCTCAATCTTTAGTTCATACAAAATTCTTATTTTGTTGATTGGGCATTTGCAGTAAAAAGAAGTTTCGTAAATATTCACAATTCTTACTTCTCTAAACTTATTTTTACGCCAATCTTAGGAAGCACAAACAGTCTGTCTTGTTCAAATTTCCTGTTGGTCGTAAACATTCCAGCGTTGTTAATGCCGTGTTCAATCTCCAGCCCAACAGACACGCGGTTGGTAACGCTGTGCATAATCCACGTCTTGCCAAACACCACTTGCTTTTCCTGGGGAAAACCAAGGGACGAGTTTTTGTAAGACTCCAAAAATCCATAGATCTCAATTTTTTCTGTCGGTCTGTGGTAATGAGAAAGCTCAAAAATATTCAAGTTTCGGTTGGGGTCGTAATACACAGACAGATCGGTGCTGCCAGCGTGGGCCGAAGAACAGAACATCAACGCTAAAATGGCTTTTTTCACAAGTGACCTTAAAACAAAATATCTTGCTCTGGTTTTACTTTCCATTGCAAGGTTGGTGGGTTGGTTGCATCTATTCTCTTTGCCATGCAACCGGCGCATTGCAGATAACCAGAATGGTTGACTGCAACATTGGTAGAGTCTGCGCTTGCTAACGGCCAGGGACCTTCAGATTGGCCCAACATCCTCATGCCGTGAACCCACGGTACAGACCCAAAAGTGATGGCAAGTTGGTTGAACGCCTCATCCATTCTTGCTGTCCATTTTTGCGTTCCGATCTGCCAATATTCACCAGCTGACCCAAAACAGACGCGACCCCATTGGTCGCAAAGTTCAAGAAGGTAGTCAATTGAAAGACCAAGATGCCAGACTGGTATCCCAAACTCTTTGCGAAACGGCCAGGATGCAACCATCTCGCGCTGTTGCTCAACCGTACCGTCAATGACATCCGGCACAACGCCCCAATTTGGATGACGCAAGATCGGCTCAACCCATTTGTAAAACCCATCGCGGTCAAACTGCAAACCACGGGTCTTGGCGCTAAACGCTCCGTTGTCTAACATCAACGATTGCCCCAACCTAAGGCAACGCTCCAACTGGTCTGGTCTGGCGTAACTGACGCAAAAATGCTTGCCTCCCATCGTTTCAATAGCTCGGTTGGGGGTAATAGGCGTTCCATGATAGTGAATCATCACCATTTCCTGCTTACCACTCGGTAGAATTTTCCATCGCGTTTGTACTCAATGGATACTGGGGCTAACCCTTGGTTCATCTGCGCCACAACATAATCAACCGCGTCTGACTCAGCTACTTCGTTGATCTGGTTCAGAACAGCTTGGGCTTTGTGGGCGATGTAGTACAGCGTACCCAACGCCTTTTCGCCGGCAAAGCCAGAGTGAAGTATGGGTAAATATTCCGTAATAGGAATATCGCTCAAACCACCGTAGTAGGTGATTGACACCATTAACTTGCCGCTGGCCTGACTAACGTGCCGCCGCCAAGACCAGTCGGTGACCGCCATCTCGGTCCCGCTGTCGCCCATAATGTCGTCATGCTGTAGCTTTAACCGCTTAGGCTCAACGGCGGGGAAATCCGTCCCGCAAGCGGGGCATACACGCACCGCCAACGCACAGATCTCGTTGCATTTGTCGCATATTTTGATTGGTGCAACACCGTCGCCTGTTCCTCCCTTTTTGGGAGATTGGACGTTTGTGATCGGGCCATGCGTTGCCACCACCTTGGCAAAATCCAACACCAAACAATGATCTATGTGGCTCTTGGGCCGCATCCCTCGACCGGCCATCTGGATGTACAACCCAGGCGACATTGTTGGGCGCAACATGGCAATCAGGTCAATGTCTGGGTAATCAAAGCCTGTGGTTAGCACGTTGGCGTTAGTTAACGCCTTGATCTTGCCGGTCTTAAATTCCTCAATAATCTTCTCGCGTTCTTTCTTGGGCGTGTCGCCTGTCACGCACTTGGCCGGTATGCCCCAATAGTTAAGGATCTCGCAGACGTTCTTAGCGTGAGATACACCCGTGCAGAAAAACAACCAGTGCTGTCGGTCTTCTGCCAGCGCAATCACCTCTGACACGACGCGCACGTTTTGATCTTTAGTGTTGACCGCCTTCTGCAACTCGCCTTCCACAAATTCACCACCGCGCTTTGCAACGCCTGTTGTGTCTAGCGCGGTGACCGTAATCTTGGAACGTAGCGGGGCCAGATGCTTCTTAAAGATCAATTCCTCAATCGTCACCGGCTCAATCAAAGCATTGAAGATCGCCGGCTCATCGGTAATCATGCCGTGACCTAGCCGGTACGGCGTGGCTGTCAGGCCAATGACCCGCAAGTTTGGATTGATACGTTGAAGCTGGCGCAGCAGATCACGATAGCCGCCCGTGTCCTTATGATTGACCAGATGGCACTCGTCAATGATCACCAGATCAACGTGGTCAATCTGCGCCGCCTTGTCCCGCACAGACTGAATGCCAGCAAACGTGATCGGCTGGTGTAACTCACGCCGCCCTATGCCCGCGCTATAAATACCAAGCGGGGCGTCCGGCCAATGTGTATACATTTTCTCGGCGTTCTGCTCAATCAACTCCTTCACGTGGGTCAGCATCAAGATGCGAGTCTCAGGCCACTTGGTAAGCGCGTCTTCGCAGATGGCGGCAACGATGTGGCTCTTGCCTGAGCCTGTTGGTAATACCAGACAAGGGTTGCCCGCGTAGCCAGCAATAAACCAGTTGTACAGGTCATCTATGGCCCGTTGCTGGTAGTCACGAAGGATCATCCAACTACCCGCGCATCAAACATCTTGCGAAACTCAATCATTTCTTCGTCAGGTTCAGCGCAAGCCTCAGCGTTGGCAACCAGTTCCTTAGACCCGTACACACCATCCCCTGGCTCGCCGTTCACCACTTCCTTGCCTTTGATAACGTAGATGGTCTGCCACTGGTCACCGGCTTCTTTGCGCTGCCACGGAACCATGTCAGGATGCAGGACATGGCTACCGCAACCCTCACGCTGCCACTCAACGGGTATCTCGCTACCAGCGTGGCGCTCGCAGATCCATTTGGAATTCTCGGTAGCCGTGCTATGGGCGCAGGTGCGGCAGTTGACCTCTTTGGTCAGGCGGTCGCCGTGGCAGAACTCATGAGCAGGACACCACTTGCATTGATACCAGCTAGGGTCAACGCTTAGTGGCTCTGGCATCCGGTCTGACAATGCAATCCGCTTACCACGCGCTATTGCGTTTTCGGCGACGCCTTTGTCGTACTCCACCCGCTCGGTATAGAGTCTGTCGTCATCTTTGCAGACAGCCACATATAGCGCCCGATCAATACTAGTGCCGTGCATATAAGACTGCATTTGCACAAAGTGATCAAACTTGGCACGCTCCACGCCCTTGTCTTCGACTTGTTCAAACGATTTTTTATTGTGGGTTTTGTACTCACAAACGTGTTTCTTCTGTGGCGCTCCCGGCACTCCAGATAGTGCGATGTCATCTATGCTCCCGCTGATGTGGCAACCAAAGTCCACCCGTTCCTGCGCCATGCCTGGTTTGAACTGAATGCCAATAGATTGGAGATCATCCTTGATAGTGGCCTCTTCGTTCTGGCCGCGTCGGAACATACGTAACACGCGGCCTTCAAACTTACTTGCTACGGCCCACCGAAACGACAGCCATAACCAACGGTCGCAAGCGTGACCAAGCTGGCTTGCGCCAAGATGGGCGCGTGGCCTTTCTGGTTTGCTGGCGTGGTGCTGGTCGATTAACTCGGGGATGCTATACTGAGCGTCAGGGATTTTCATTTCGTGCTCTCTCCTTGGTATCTTTGCCCCGGCACTCCACCGGGGCATTTTTTTGCCTGTTACTTCTTGGCCCAGGGTGGTGTGGCTTTCACGCCCGCTGCCGGAGCCGATGGCGCAGCCTTAGGAGCAGGTGCAGCACCGCCAGATAGCGACTTGAATCCACGCACCTCGTTGCTGTTGCCGTATTGCTCTGAGATGCGAATATCAAGCTTGATTGACAAGTTGCCGCCAATCATCTGGTCCGTATCCTTGAGCGATGTCAGGCCAATCGCCCGCATGATCTCGCCCAACTGCTGGCGTCCGATCTCCTCGGCCTTCGGATTTGGATTGCGTACATTCAAGTTGCCAAACACCACGCGGCCCTGATGAGTTGGTCCTTGGATGTCGTAGCGGATCTTGATGTACTTGCCATTACCCATCTTCGTAGGCATCACTTCTGCGTTAGAGATTGTTGCGGTGTACCAGCCAGCGGGCAGGGGTTCAAAGTTGCGCTCCGACTGAGGTAGCGAGGCAACGTCAAAGGTTTCGTCTAAAAGCATTTCACTTCCTTGTGATGGTGAACGATGGGCGACCGGGCTTGGCAGTAATAGCTGCCGCAAACGGTTTGGTGATTGACTCGTCTGTTGCTTTCCAGACGGTCATATTGATCTCGGGTTTCCAGCGGAACACCGTAGACAAATGCTCTTCACTACCCGTCTCATGGGCAATGACCAGCAACTTGTCAGCGTTGACCGTCCGGTTAACCCGACCTTCAATCTTAATAGCGAAAGGTGACCCGACTTGCACCACGTTCTCGGTCCCCTCAAACGTCTCTGGGAAACTGACCTTCTTGGCAATCTCGTCCTCAATATCGCGCCGTTTCTCAACGGCCACCTTCTCGGCTTCCTTGTAGCCAATCCAACGCTCGGCTAGTTCGTCAAGCGTAATGTCATCAAACACTCTCATGCCACACCTCCAATTTTCTTGATAATCTCGCCAAGATCAGCGTCTTCCCAAACTTCCAACTTGCCGCTACGGTCCTTAGCAAGCCACAACCCATCACCGTCGGTCATCAATGCACGGCGGGTGTTGCCCTCGGCGTCTTTCTCAACCCGGAGCGCCAACACTTCATCAAAGAAGTAGGGCAAGCTCTGACCAGTTTTGTTCCCCGGCATTGACGGGGCGTACAACACGCGGCCCATCTCGTCTTGGGTCTTTTCCAATTTTGCCGACATATAAACGTGCTTACCGGGCAGGTCACGAAAGCCTCGGATGATGTCGGCCATCTGCTCTTGCATAGCCCCGTAGGCAGCGCGCGGGTCCTTATTGATCTTTTTCTCAGCGTTCAGTACCACCTCGGCGATTTCCGAGATGCTGTCCAGCGCCACCGACTCAAACTCTGCCGCTTCGGTGCTGCTAGTTAGCCACTTGTAAGCCTCCCTAAGATCATCCATGCTCGTGATCTCAATGAACGGCAAATTAGTATCTGCAATCGATAGCAAACCGCCTTCGGCACTCAAAATTACCGGCGTTGGTAAGGTTGGAATAAGACTGGTCTTACCCGCACCGGCCTGACCGTAAACCAAAAGCTTTACCGCTTGCGCGGTGGCTTCCTTAGTCCGCTTTAACTGAATTGCCATCAGATGCCTCCACTTAACGCAAGAAACAAACAGATGGCAGCAGATGCGCCGACCGCAATCGACGCCAAGATAATGACCCAAGGTGGGTCTTCTTTCTCTTCAAACTTCATGGTTACTCCTTGGTTGTGGGGGCCGAGGCCCCCGGTTGGTTTACTCAGGTCAATCAAATCTTTTCGTACTTGGCGATGAGAACTTTCAACTTGCGAACGTCCTGCATTGCAAGGCGCTCCTCGGCTGCACCATATTCACCGTTGAGTTCATCGTTGTTGATGTGGCCGCTTTCGAAATACGTTGACAGAACGTACTTGGCTTCATTAACGATCTCGGAGTCTGTGTAATCCTCAATCTCCTTGCCATCGTCATCGCTGATGTTCAAGAGTGTCTGGTGAAGCTGACGAATCTTGAATGCTGCTTTTAGGATTGCTCTCATCTCGGTCACCTCTGTGTTGCTGCACCGTCCGGCCATCGGTTCGTGCAGTTGTTGCTACTTTACCCGTTTCACTTTAGAGTGTCAACACAAAGTTTCAACCGAGGTGGAAAAAAAGTGACAACGAACGAGGCGATACAATTTTTTGGGAGCTTGAAGAAGCTCGCAGACGCGCTTGGGGTCTGGCCCCAGGTCATCTATCGATGGGGTGAACGCCCGCCGATGGCCCGTCAATACGAGATTGAAGTTAAGACCGAGGGCAAGTTACGTGCAGACCATGAACAAGATTGACGCGGCGCTTTTGTATGCAAGTTGGGGCTGGCGAGTACTACCAGTAGTGCCAAACGGCAAGGTTCCAGCTACCGCCCACGGGGTCAACGATGCAACGACAGACCCGGCGCAGATCCAGCGATGGTGGGGGCAGAACCCTAACTTGAACGTAGGGATTGCTTGCGGCAGCGCGAGCGGGATTGTGGTGTTTGACATTGACCCACGCAACGGTGGGGACGCTAGTTGGGCCGAATGGTTAGGCCAGCACGGCCAGATCCCAGACGGCGTGATGGCGATGACCGCAGGTGGCGGGCAGCACTACGTTGCCAAGCACGTGGATGGCATCCGCTCCTGCAAGCTGGCCGATGGGATAGACCTGTTAGCCGATGGCAGATATTTCATCGTCTATCCATCAACAATCGAACACCGCGCCTACGAATGGGAGGCATCTAGCGATCCGTTAGACGGTGTAGCGCCAACCGAAATCCCAACCCATTGGTTGCCGTTGCTTGGGCAGCGCAAGGTAACGCCCACAACCAACGGCGATCTGATCCAAGGGAACCGTAACGATGGCCTTACGAGCCTAGCCGGGGCAATGCGCTCGTTTGGCATGACTGAAGCGGAGATTCTAGCCGCGATTAGTGTTGCAAACGAGACACGCTGCGAGATCCCATTACCATCTAGCGAGATCAAGCAGATCGCACGCTCTGTGTCACGCTATGAGCCTGACGTAGATGTGGCCGCAAGCAGCGCAATCGGCTCAGAGGCCGCAGACGCGCTTTTATCTGAGCCGCCCACATCAGACTACTTCTTGACCCGCGCAACGAGCTTCTTGGGCCAACCGAGCCCCGTGCCGTGGATTGTGAAGGGTTGGCTTCCGGCATACGCCACAACAATGATGTATGGCGAGTCGGGAGTTGGCAAAACCTTTGTGGCTCTAGACATGGCTTGTTGCATAGCCAGCGGGATTGACTGGCACGGCATCAGAACCAAACCCGGCATCGTGGTTTATTTGGCCGGTGAGGGCAACTACGGGATGCGCCAGCGGATCGCAAGCTGGTGCAAGCGTAACAACGTGACCAGTCTGGATAACTTGCTAATCAGCAACAAGGCCATTGACATGGATGGTCCCGGCGCTGCCACGCAGGTGATCGCGGCAGTCCGGGCATTAACGTCGGAACCAGTCGCGCTGGTCAACATCGACACCCTTAACAACCATATGTCAGGGGACGAGAATAGCGCCAAAGACTCACGCGCGATGATCAATGCCTGTAACGTGGTCTCAATGGCTCTCAGCGCCACGACCATGCTGATTCATCACCTTGGTCACAGCAACGAAGCCAAACAGCGTGCGCGAGGTTCTAGCGCGTGGCGCGGGGCATTGGATGCGAGCATCTTGGTTCATGGCAAGACGCATGAGATCGTCGTGTCCTGCACCAAGCAAAAGGACGCGCCAGAACCAGCAGACTTGTTTGGATGTCTAAGCCCTGTTGATCTAGGTTGGCAGGATGAGGATGGGATGCCGCTGCCTGGTGCGGTGTTTGAGATGTTCCAAGAGGGCGATCTTCGGATGCCACAACCAAAGGAGGACAAGCTGGCAGAACACAAAACCAACTTGGAACGCGCTTGGTTCGTTGGCGGTGCGGAAGTTGTGGATGAGATGCCCTACGTCAGTCGAGAGGCGTTTAAGACGTTCTTGCTTGAGCAAGGCATCAAAGCCAACTCGGTTGACCAGCATCTGAAGTCTTCAGCAAGACCGGGAATGATCATCAGGGATCTAACCGATGCTGAAATTATAGGCAAACACGATAAAGGGTGGCTGGTTAAAGATACAGTCTTGGGGTCTAAACTCATTCTAAAAGTTAGTCCGTAACAACCGTAACACGCCGTAACATGGCGTAACGGTTACGGTGGGGGCAAGGCTAAAACGACGTACCGTAACCGTAACCTACCCCCTTATCTAAAGAAGGGGTTGTTACGGTAACGGTTACGGTTGCAGCGGACAGATGCTACGGAAGGTGCTTGAAAAAAACGAGTGGAAAGTGTAAGATTCAAAACATACTTAAGGGGGAGACAAATTGCCATGAAAAAGTATGTTGGGAACGAACCTGGATACGGTTGGAAAGACTCGCACCAGTTGGATGATGGGGAAATGAAGTGGAGCGTCTACACTCGCATGACAGACCCAGAACTGAGATGGTTGGCGGTGAAGGTTGTTGCCTGTGGTTACGCCGTGAACAAGGCCAATTATTGGCTGTCTTGGGATCGGCATAAGAACAAGCTGATCAGTCGCAATCAAGACGCGACCCTGCTCAAAAAGAACAGGCGCGAACTTTACGAAGACTTGGTTGAGACGCTTGCTTATGCACATAAGCCTAGAATCAGAGTGTGAAAATCAAAAAAGTGAATAATCAAATGGTAAGATTGAAAAGTTTCAAAAAATTCAAAAGGTTAGGTTGAGATGTCAATTGAAACTTCAACTCAAGAAAATCGGCGTGGAGGCGCAAGGCCGGGGTCGGGGCGAAAGCCGATTACGCCTACGGACGAAGACCGAGAACACGCTGAAACGCTTGCTGGCTTTGGTTTGACTGAGGTGAACATAGCCGCCTTGGTTTGCGGCGGCATCAGCGTGGCTACGCTGCGCGACAGGTTTGCGGAAGAACTGCAACGTGGCCGCGCCAAAGCGCACGCCGGGATCGGCAAGACGCTGTTCCAGAAGGCGATGGCCGGCGACGTGGCGTCGCTAATCTGGTGGACGAAGACGCAGATGCGCTGGACCGAAGCACCGCGCCAGATCGAGGTGAGCGGCAACATCTCAATCACCGACGCGCTCGCCCAGGCGCAAGCACGGCTCATTGAGGCTGAGATCATTGAGATGGATACGCCGTTACTAACCGTAACTGAGCCGGTTACGGTTGAGGTTACGCCCGTTACGGTTGACCACATAGGGGGTAACATCGGGGGTAACATCAGCGACCGCGGTAAGGAAAACGCAATGAAATCAACGGGTTAGCGCAATGATTTGATTCCTCCTACGGCCCCCACATCGGGGGCGGCAGGGCCAACCAAGGGTTTTCCCGTAGCGCCGAGGGGGCCGGGAAGGGCCGGCGGGCGACCGGTCACGGTAACGGTGGCCCCGCAAGAATTTTTTTTTATTTTTTGAAAAATGCAAAAAACTCGTTATAGCGCCGAAGACGAACAGATCCTGATGACCAAGTTATGGTCGCCAACGATTGCGGACAACCCGGAGGCGTTCGTATTGTTTGCGTTCCCGTGGGGTCAGCCGAATACGCCGTTGGCTAAGTTTGGCGGTCCGAGGAAGTGGCAGCGCGAGATCCTGCGCGACATTGCCAAGCACATCAAGGACAATCAGGGGCAGGTGGATATGCAGACGCTGCGCGAGGCGGTGTCTAGTGGCCGTGGTATTGGCAAGTCTGCGCTGGTGAGTTGGCTGATATTGTGGATGCTGACTACAAGGATTGGTTCTACGGTGATTGTGAGCGCCAACAGCGAGAGCCAGCTAAGGTCGGTGACCTGGGGCGAGTTGACCAAGTGGCAAGCGATGATCATCAACAGCTACTGGTGGGAGATCAGTGCGACCAAGATCGTGCCGGCTGCGTGGTTAACGGAATTAGTAGAGCGGGATCTTAAGAAAGGTACGCGCTACTGGGCGGCAGAGGGCAAGTTGTGGTCAGAAGAGAACCCAGATGCTTATGCCGGGGTTCACAACCATGATGGGATGATGCTGATTTTTGACGAGGCAAGCGGTATACCGGACCCCATCTGGGCGGTGGGTGCGGGGTTTTTCACTGAGAATATCCTAGACAGGTATTGGTTTGCGTTTAGTAACCCCCGGCGTAACAGCGGGTATTTCTTTGAGACATTTCATGGCAAACGGGATTTTTGGAAGGGCCGGCAGATTGATGCCAGGGAGGTTGAGGGGACGGACAAAAATACGTATGAGCAGATCATCGCCGAGTATGGTGAGGATTCACCTCAAGCGCGGGTGGAGGTATACGGGGAGTTTCCAGCTAGTGGGGATGACCAGTTCATTGGACCGCGGGTGGTGGATGATGCGATGGAGCGGGAGAAATACAAGGATCAGACCGCGCCGATTGTTATTGGTGTTGATCCGGCGCGAGGGGGATTAGATTCAACGGTTATCGTGGTGCGCCAAGGCCGCGACATTGTTGCGATAAAGCGGTTTCGTGGCGACGATACAATGACCACGGTTGGCAATGTCATTGATGCGATTGAGGAGTACAAGCCCACGCTGACGGTCATTGACGAAGGTGGCTTGGGGTATGGAATACTTGACCGATTGGTCGAACAAAGGTATAAGGTGCGAGGGGTCAATTTTGGTTGGAAGGCCAAAAACCCAGTGATGTGGGGCAATAAGCGGGCTGAGATGTGGGGTGCTATGCGGGACTGGTTACGGTCTGCGAGTATCCCGAAGGATCGGCAGTTAAAGGCAGATCTGGTTGGGCCGATGAAAAAGCCCAACAGCGCGGGTACGATTTTTCTTGAGGGAAAGAAGGAGATGAAGTCTAGAGGGTTGGCAAGTCCTGACGCAGCCGACGCGCTGGCCGTGACCTTTGCTTACCCTGTAGCGCATCGAGAATACAAAGAGCCACCTAGAACTTTAAGGTCTGGTGGGTCTACAATGTCTGGATCTTGGATGGGTTCCTAAATCATGCTTAAAAAGTCTGCTTCTCCTAAAGCCTTTAAAGAAAACATCAAGACTGAAGTAAAAGCCGGTAAGCCGGTCAAGCAAGCAGTTGCGATTGCCTACGCTACCAAACGCGCGGCGGCAAAGAAATGAGTAAGCCCGGTCTGTACGCCAACATCCACGCCAAGCAAGAACGCATTAAAGCTGGTTCTGGCGAAAAGATGAACAAGGTTGGCAGCAAAGCAGCACCAACTGCTGCTGACTTTAAGCAATCCGCAAAGACTGCGAAGAAGAAGTGAAGAAAGGCGTATCGTTATCGGTTGGTCGCGGTGAGAAACTGCCAGTTAAGCAAGGCGCTGGACTGACCGAGAAAGGGCGTGAGAAGTACAACGCCGCTACGGGTAGCCATTTGAAAGCGCCAGCGCCAAATCCCAAGACGGAAGCCGATAAAGGCAGGAAGTCTAGCTTTTGCGCTAGAATGGAAGGGGTTGTAGCTCACGCTTCTGGCGATGCCGAGCGGGCTAAAGCGTCACTTAAACGCTGGAAGTGTTAATGGCATCTGACTACACCGGAATTAACGCTGTTGGCAACGTCGCGTTGGGTGGCAAACCACTCAAGAGCGACTCGGATGTGTTGTCAACAGCGCGGGATCGCCTGTCGATGGCAATCTCGGCGTATTCTGAAAGTCGGGAAGATGAGCTAGACGACCTGCGTTTCTACGCTGGCTCACCGGATAACCAATGGCAATGGCCCGCCGATGTGCTGGCAACCCGTGGTGCGGTGCAGGGTCAGACGATTAACGCGCGGCCATGTTTGACGATTAACAAGCTACCGCAGCACGTACATCAGATTACCAACGACCAGCGCCAGAATCGTCCCGGAATTAAGGTCATTCCGGTTGATGACAACGCTGATGTTGAGGTTGCCGAGATTTTCAACGGCATGATCCGGCATATTGAGTACATTTCCGATGCCGATGTGGCCTACGATACGGCTTGTGAGAACCAAGTCGCGTATGGCGAAGGGTACATTCGGATTTTGACCGAGTATTGCGACGACAATACGTTTGACCAAGACATCAAGATTGCCCGCGTCAGGAACAGTTTCTCGGTCTACATGGACCCGTTAATTCAAGACCCGTGCGGTAGTGATGCCGAGTGGTGTTTTATCACCGAGGACTTGTCTAAAGCCGAATATGCGCGGTTGTTTCCTAACGCATCGCCTATTTCCACGTTAGAAACGCTAGGCGTAGGGGATCAGAACCTGAGCCAGTGGTTAAATACCGATACTATTAGGATCGCTGAGTATTTTTACTGCGAATATGACACGCAGACGTTGAATTTGTACCCCGGCAACGTGACTGCGTTCCAAGGGACGCCGGAAGACAAAGAGTTGCGGGCGGTTTACGGCAAGCCAAAGAAGTCACGCCAAGCGGATCGCAAGAAGATTTGTTGGACAAAGATAAACGGCTATGAAATTCTTGAAAAGCAGGAATGGGCCGGTAGTTGCATCCCTGTTGTGCGGGTGATTGGTAACGAATACGAGGTTGAGGGCCGCATTTACATCAGTGGTCTGGTGCGTAACGCCAAAGATGCCCAACGGATGTACAACTACTGGACTAGCCAAGAGGCAGAGATGCTGGCGCTGGCTCCAAAAGCCCCGTTTATTGGTTATGGCGGTCAGTTTGAGGGGTACGAAACCCAATGGAAGACTGCCAACACAAATAATTGGCCGTATTTGGAGGTCAACCCGGATGTAACGGACGGCCAAGGCGCAATATTGCCGCTGCCCCAACGGGCGCAGCCGCCAATGGCCTCATCTGGCCTGTTGCAAGCTAAAGTGGGCGCTTCTGAGGACATCAAGTCTTCAACTGGGCAGTACAACGCCTCGTTGGGCATGACTTCTAACGAGCGTTCCGGCAGGGCTATCCTAGCCCGCCAGCGTGAGGGTGACGTTGGTACTTATCACTACCAAGACAACCTAGCGCGGGCTGTTCGGTACGTTGGTCGGCAGTTAGTTGACCTGATTCCTAAGATTTACGACACGCAGCGCATCGCCCGCATTATCGGGATTGATGGCGAGACGAAGATGGTCAAGATTGACCCGATGCAAGCCGAGCCGGTGCGTAAGATCCAGAACCAAGAGGGTATTGTGATCGACAAGATCTACAATCCGTCTGTTGGCAAGTACGACGTAGTTGTTGCAACTGGTCCGGGCTACGCCACCAAGCGCCAAGAGGCACTTGAAGCGATGGCGCAACTGTTGCAGGGTAACCCACAACTGTGGGCGGTCGCTGGCGACTTGTTTGTTAAGAACATGGACTGGCCTGGGGCGCAGGAAATGGCAAAACGCTTTGCCAAGACAATTGACCCCAAGCTCATGGGTGATGCCGAGGACAATCCGGCTCTGCAAGCTGCCAACCAGCAAATGCAAGCGATGGCGGCAGAGTTGGATCAACTGCACCAGATGTTGCAAAATGTCGGCAAGTCGATGGAAGCGCAGGACATGGAGCGCAAGG